ACAAGATATTGAAGGAGTGGGGCTAATGGCAACAGGTACCAGAGCATTAACGCTCAAGCTGCTTGCTGACGTTGATAACTTCACTAAGAATCTTAGCAAGGCCGATAAAGACGTTATGTCTTTTGGCGATAAGGTTTCAGAGTTTGGCAAGAAAGCCGGACTGGCTTTTGCAGCTGCAGGCGCAGCAGCCGTTGCCTATGCTGGCAAACTAGCCGTAGATGGCGTTAAGTCAGCCATCGAGGATGAAGCGGCTCAAGCCAAGTTAGCCAATACTTTAAGAAACGTTACAGCTGCAACAGATGCTCAAATCAAATCCACTGAAAAGTACATTCTCAAGACATCTTTGGCTACTGGTATTTCAGATGAAGAATTACGCCCATCGCTCGATCGTTTAACTCGAGCAACCAAGGATCTAGATAAGGCTCAGCAATTACAGACCTTAGCCCTAGATGTTGCGGCTGGCAGTGGCAAGTCTCTCCAAGCGGTCACAGAAGCCCTCTCAAAGGCTCAGGAAGGCAATTTAGCAGGCCTTTCACGCCTAGGTATAGGAATCAGTAAGGCTGAACTTGCTACCCTCTCATTCGACCAAATAACAGCCAAATTAGCTGGCACTTTTGAAAACCAAGCTACGCTTCAGGCAGACACCTTCCAAGGTAAATTAAGCCGCTTACAGGTAGCCTTTGATGAAGGCAAAGAAACCGTAGGCTCATACATCCTTACAGCTATTACTCCACTGGTTGAGACCTTGGTTCAAAAGGTAATTCCAGCTATCGGAGACTTTACTAGCAACCTAGGCGATAAGTTACGCCCGGTCGTTGAATTCTTAACCCCTATTATCAACGGCTTACGCAGTGCTTTTAACTCAGTTAAGAATTCGCTAAACGATAACAGCGAAGAATTAAAGCCACTTCTTACTTTATTTAAGGCTATAGCAGAATTTGCTCGAGATGTACTTGCTCCAATCCTTAGCAAGGTTTTGGGTAAAGCCCTCGAGTACATAGGCAAAACCATATCTGGACTTATTACTAGCTTGGCTAGCGTGGTTAATTTCTTTAATAACCTTTACAATGCAATCAAGCGAGTAATTGATCTATCTAAGCAATTAGGTTCTAATCTCAATCCGTTTGATGGCGGTAAAACTTCAGGGGCATCTTCTCCATCAGCACCATCCGCTCCTACAACACCATCGGGCATTCCAAGCTACTTAAACGTAAGGCCAGTATCTACCACCAATATTACGGTCAATGGCGCGATCGATAGCGAATCAGCAGCCCGTCAGATTGTCAGTATCCTTAATGACTCCTCAGCTCGAGGAACCCTTGGAAATGCGGCATTTGTTTAATGACTGCGTATACCCCATCCTATAAAGTATTCATCGATGGCGATGAGGTAACAGATGTAACCATAGCCAATTTGACGATTACTTCAGGTCGTACTGATATTAACGTTCAGCCTATCGCTGGTTATTGCCAGCTGCAGCTAATGAACTTAGATAATTCAGCGTATAACTTTACCGTCGGAACTGGGCTTGGAGTCCAGGTAACTAATTCCGTTGGTGCTTATGTCCCTATTTTTGGTGGTTATATTTCAGATTTTACCATTACCGTCAATCAAGCTGGAGATCGCGGCTATACAACTATGGCTACGGTTACAGCCCTAGGAGCATTATCTAAGCTTCCAAAAATTATTGATCCAGGCATTCTTTCCCAAGATTTTGATGGCGATCAGATTTATAGCCTTCTTTCAGGATATTTATTAGGTCAATGGAATGAAGTCCCTGCAGCCGAAACTTGGGCAACTTACAACCCTACGGAAACTTGGGAAAATGCGGTAAATATTGGTTTAGGTGATATTGACCAACCAGGCGATTACACGATGATTTCCAGATCTTCGTCAGATACAGATCTTTATTCATTATGCGCTGCTATTGCTAATTCTGCTTTTGGTGTGCTTTACGAGGATGCTAGCGGAAATATTGGATATGCAGATTCAACCCATCGCCAAGATTATTTAGCCAATAATGGCTATACAACCCTAGATGCCAATCACGCTAACGGTTTAGGGCTATCAGCAACGACCCGGGCTGGCGATCTACGCAACTCATTTACCATCGTTTATGACAATAATGGCAATCAAACTTATACAGCTACTGATGCTCAAAGCCAGAGCCTTTATGGTGTTTATGCTGAAAATTACATTAGCCGTATTAAAAACACGGTTGATGCTGAAGCCTTGGCAGATCGCTATATTGCCCTTAGAGCCTTCCCTTATGCCAAATTCCAAAATATTACTTTTGTACTTGGAAACCCTGAAATCGATGATGCTGATCGAGATGCCCTAATTAATATCTTCTTAGGCCAGCCGATTTGGATTCAAAACCTGCCGCCAAATATCACTAATGGATCATTTCAAGGCTACATCGAGGGCTGGACGTTTAGAGCCTCACTTAATAATTTGACCCTGACATTCAACGCTTCTCCTGTGAACTTCAGCCAAGTTGCGGTAAAATGGGAACAGGTCAATGCAGCAGAAACTTGGAACACACTTAATACCAGCCTAACCTGGCTAGATGCGATTGGAGCAGTAGCGTAATGGCAACAACAACCACTAATTTTGGGTGGGATATCCCCCAATCTACCGACCTAGTTAAGGATGGCGCTACCGCTATTGCTGCACTTGGTCAAGATATTGATACTGCCTTAGTAGACCTTAAAGGTGGCACTACAGGTCAGGTGCTAGCCAAAGCATCAGGTACAGATTTAGATTTTACTTGGACTGAACAAGATGACACTACTTTGGCTTTTAACGCTCAAACAGGTACAACTTACACATTAGTCGCAGCAGATCTAGGCAAATTGGTTACGCTTTCAAACGCTTCTGGCATTACCCTAACCGTTCCGCCTTCAGTATTTACAACAGGTAATATTATTAATATTCAACAAATTGGCGCTGGACAAGTAACTCTTGCGCAAGGTTCAGGAGTAACTATTACTTCAACAGGTGCAACAGCATCTGCTCCAAAATTAAGAAAGCAATATAGTGCTGCTTCTATTATTTGCACTGGTAGCAACACTTTTACAGTTATTGGTGATTTGTCGTAATGGTTAAAATTTTAGGTATTACTGCATCAAGTACTGGCGGAATTATTGTTACCGGCGGAACTTTGACTTCAGATGCTACTTATTACTATAGAACCTTTACTGGCAATGGTACTTTAAGCATATCTGGATCTGCATTAACTGCTGATGTTTTGGTTATTGCAGGTGGCGGTGGTGGCCTTCAGGGTGGCGGTGGCGCTGGTGGTTTGTTAGCACATACATCTCAAACTCTAAATCCCAATAGTTATTCAGTGACAATCGGCGGTGGTGGTGGTTCATACACAAACGGAACTAACTCAACTTTTCAAACTTTAAGCTCTGCAATCGGCGGTGGTAGGGGCGCATCTAACTCAACTTTAAACCCAGTTGGTAATGGTGGTTCTGGCGGTGGGTCAATGGGAAATACAAGCTCACCATTTGGTGCATTAGCAGGCGGTACTGGAACAGCTGGACAAGGAAATAATGGTGGTTCTGGTTTTTGGGGCAACGCATATAACGGTGGCGGTGGTGGTGGCGCTGGCGGAGTAGGTGGAGATTCAGGAACAACACAAGCTAATAACGGTAACGGTGGTAATGGCGGAGCTGGATCAAATTCATATTCATCTTGGGCTACAGCAACCTCAACAGGCGTTAGCGGTTTTTATGCAGGCGGTGGCGGTGGTACTGCAAATTTAGCTGGAACTTCAGGATGGAATGCCGGTGCTGCTGGATCTGGCGGTGGTGGTGCAGGAAGTATAACTTCAACTGGAAATGCTGGAACCGCAAATACTGGCGGTGGCGGTGGTGGCAGTCAAGGCACTGGTGGCTCAGGCGGTTCAGGCTTAATTATCGTTCGCTATACAAAAGTGCAGGTGGATTAATGTCACACTGGGCAGAATTAGACGATAACAACACAGTTATTCGCGTACTTGTCGGAGACAATAACGATCCCAATGGCGATGAAGGCTACCAATGGTTATTAGATAACCTTGGTGGAATTTGGATTAAAACTTCTTACAATGCAAATATCCGCCATAACTTTGCGGGTATTGGTTATACCTACGATCCAGAAGCAGATGCTTTTATTGCACCTAGACCAGAATGCGGTCATAAAGAACTATTCTTAAATGATAAGTTTCAATGGAATTGTCAGGGTTGCGAGTTAGAAATTAAGAAGTTAATAGATGAAGCCAATATTATCTAAAGCTGCTCAACAGTTAAGGGAACAGTTTGATGACACCTTCCCGGATCGTGATAGACGTTCCGATGGCTGGATCGGCGATCCACGTCACGCATCACGTCCTAGCGATCATAACCCTGATCCAAAAACTGGAACT